AGCGCGGCGGCGAACGGAGCTGGCGCTCAGGCGAACAGGGCAGACGCACGCTGGCAGCCGTGGCTCGGCTGCTGGGAGCCGTCGGGGATGGTCGAGCAGCTCGACAGCCGCATGCTCTGCGTGCTGCCGGTCGATGGTTCGTCCGCCGTGGAGCTGGCAACGGTGGACAGCGGTCGCGTGCTCGTACGCGAGCGCGTGGTGGCGAACGGCGAGCAGATGAAGAGCGATCAGAGCGGATGCACGGGTTGGAAGAGCGCCCAGTGGTCGCCCAACGGCCGGCAGCTCTACCTGAAGTCGGACTTCGACTGTGGCAACGGGCTGCATCGCAAGTCGACAGGGATCTTCGCCATGGCGCCCGGCGGCGTGTGGCTGGACGTGCAGGGAGTGTCGGCGAGCGGTGGCGAGAGCGGTGGAGTTCGCGTGATCCGCTACCGCGCGGCCAACGCGCCCGACGTGCTGCGTGATGAGCTGGCGCGGGTGACCGCGGAGCGCGAGCTCGCCCTGAGCACCGCTCGCGCGGCGGCCGCCGGAAGCGTGAGCCTCGAAGACGTCGTCAATGCCTCGCGCGCGGTGGAGCCCGGGGTAGTGGAAGCGTGGCTCATCGAGCGCGGGCAGAAATTCGCGGTGGACTCCAAGCAGCTCGTGCAGCTCGCCGATGCCGGCGTCCCTTCGCGCGTGATCGACGCCATGGTGGCGCTGTCGTATCCCAAGGTCTTCGCGATCGCGGGCTCGAACGACATCGGGATGCGCTCCGGTGAGGTGGCGTTGCAGCCCGAGGAGTCGAGCGGACGCACCATCTACTCGACGATGATGTACCCGTACGGCTTCGGCTACTACGGCTTCGGGCTCTCGCCCTTCGACTACTTCTACACGCCCTACGGCTACACGCCTTACGGGTACGGTTTCGGCTACGGCTACGGCTGGTATCCCTCCGGCGGCCCGGTTGTGATCATCCGGAACCCGAACGTGAACGCACCGGCGCACGGGCGGGTGGTGAACGGGCGCGGCTACGTGCGTGGCAGGCAGTCGGGGAACGACGGCAACGCGCGCGGGAGTGTGCCGCGTCGCTCGCGTGACGACTCGCCATCCGCCACGGGGAGCTCCTCGCGCGGCGGATCGTCCGTGGCCCCCGCTCCCAGCTCGGGCGGGCAGAGCACGGGGCGCACCGCGAAGCCGCGGGATCCGTGAGGTGCGCGTGATTCGTCCGTGATGTGCGGGACGGGTGATGCGAGAAGGCCGCGCCGTATCATTGCTGATACGGCGCGGCCCTTTTCACGGAGCGTGTGGTTACGGATGGGGCGGGATTCGAACCCGCGAGGGCTGTTACACCCCACACGCTTTCCAGGCGTGCGCCTTAAGCCACTCGGCCACCCATCCAACGTCAGGCATACTAACAGGTTACAACGTTGAACGGAACCCGTAAAATCGGGTTTGGGACGTGATTGGGACGTGGAAGTCACTTCACCACTGCCCGCGCTATCGCGTAGGACGCAACAGCCAGCGCCACGAACGCCACAGGCAACAGCAAGCATCCCAGACATCCCTTTTCCCACAGGGCAAGCCGTAGCCTGCCGCCACAGTGCGGACAACGCAGAGCGTTGACGGCTACCCTGCCGTTGCAGTGCTTGCATGGTATCACTTGGCCTCCCGCAGTTCTACGGGATTGTCTATGACACGTAGCATGGTGCCCGCGTCTACTTGCTGATACAGCTTGAGCGTATCAACGCATTTCCACCCCCCGGCGGCAGCTACATCAGCGGCGGGGAGGTGCTTGCGTTCCGTTGCCCACTTGCGCCGATAGGGATGCCACGCTCCCCCCGGCAACGGGTCCAGACCTGCCATCGTCTCGACTTCACGAAGCCACTTGGTGGCGATGTAGCGGTCGATGGGTTTGGACAGGTCCGTAGGGGATGGGAATACCGGAGCGCTCCCGATGGTGGGCCTCTCAGCTAGGATACGATCCACGGCAGTACGTACCCCCGCCGAGATGGGCACGACGGATTCATATCCCATCTTGTCGGTATCGGCAGGCCAACGTATGGCACCATGTGGGGCCTCTGCCGTACGCTCCAAACGAAGATCATCGAAGCGCAGAGCGCACACAGCGCTGATGCGTCTACCCGTTCCTGCTACGATGTCCAGCAGTTCGGATATGTAGCTGCGTCCCTTGTTCTTTCGGCTACCAGTCCAACGCAGTTCCATCATGTGCTCATCCGATACAGCACGGATGGCATCGTACCTGTCTGCCGTAGCGATGGGCCTACGTGGATTCTTCTCTGTGGGGATGGGGAATTGGCTACCCCGAACAGGATTGGAGCGTAGCAGGTAGCTTCCATCTTCCCTCTGCCATTCCGATGCCCACTGCATGACGGCGTGAAGCCATTGGCAGTCAATGCCTACTCCCCTAGCACGTACCGGCTTCCGCTTCCCTTCCTGTACCGGCCTGCCCGTAGCATCGATGGCACCCGTGGAGCGCTCCCTGATGAAGCGTTGCCAGTGTGCAGGTGTGATCTTCTGAGGATCAAGAGCGCCACCAAGGAAGCGAGTCCACATCTCTACCCGTCGCTTATCGTATCCCTGATGTGCCTTGCTCTTGTTCGGGGTTTGGTGCTGTAGGTAGAGCGTGAATACTTCCGACAGCGTAACCCTACGCTCTACGACCTGTTCATCCTTTCGCACTGCCAGCTTACCAGCGGCAGCATCGGCAGCATCTTGCGCCAGCTTCTTGTTGCTGTGGCCTAGGGATGACTTCCGGTAACGCTTGGTGCCAGCATCCCATACGCGGATGTAGAGCGTACCACCTTCCTTCCGCTCATATACCGTGATCGTGTGCGGGGGCCTCCCCGCCTGGTACTGCCAGAGCGCCATCACTCTGCCTCCTCTCCTAGCAGGTTGCGAACGAGTCCAGCTAGCCTCACTGCCTGTGCCTCCATCTGGCGACGCCAGTAGGCGTTTCCTGACTGCCGGGCACGATGGTACTGTGCAGCCTCCAGACGCTCTACAGCGTCGCGTAAATCCCTCTCCATGAAAGAGGGAACCTGTATCGTCCTCATTCCTTCCCCTCCGGCTGCGGGAATCCGTTGAACGAGAGGATGCGATAGGTGCGGATGTCGCCAGCGCTCGCATCTGCCATTTCTAGCAAGATCATAGCAGAAATGAGATCACGCTTGTTGTCGGATGCGATGATCCCCACGTAGCCATGCCGGGGAGTGAGCACCTGTAGAATGTGGTTGCCCTTGTTCATCTGCCCTTCCCTCCCCGGCTACCGTCATCCTCCTCGATGGGCCAGTACTTCAATGCGAGGTATTCCCTGATGGCATCCTCCACGATGCGAGTGATGGGGATGCCGCTCGCGTTTGAGAAGTCAACTAGCGCGGCGTAGACATCTTCGGGGATGTAGGTGCCTAGCTGTTGCTTCCGTACCCTTCGCTTACGCGCCATCTCGTCATCCGTGAGTAGGTGGGCCAATCGGTTTATCATGGTGGGCCTCCAATGATGATGGTAGAAAGAGCTTATTACTACGCGTAGAAACTAGCACTTACTAGCATCATCGGAAAGTACCCCCTGCCCCTATGGCTGGCTCATCCGTACCCCCGCCACGCTCAGGACTGGCTATTCCGCCACCGTCGCCAGTGCTCAGCTAGGTAGCCGGGGGCAGGTTCTGCCCCATCCTCGACAGGCACCCAATCAGGGGAAAAGAACACTTCCCAAGCCGTCGGATGGCCGCACAAGAACGTCCTACATGCTTCCCGCTCTATGGCCTCTGCCGATGCCTCCACGCTGTAGAGAGGATCGGCATCAGGATGGAGGTTCCGGATAGGTAGGTAGTACGCAAGGAATCGAGCGGCATCGATCAGGGCAGGTGCGGGGATGATAGTGTCGGTTTCGGTATCTACCCGGCTACCCGTAATGCTGGCGATGTACCTTGCCCACTCATCCGGATGCACTGCATCCAGTTCATCTACATCCTCCACCAGCGCCATTACGTCGACGTTCATCATGCGATTCCCTCCAAAAGAGCATCCACGATGGAGGGTACATCCTCCCCCCGCCTCGGCTTCCTTGGTAAGTCTCCCCGCCTCACCCGTGGCGCTCCCTTCCTTCCTACGTTCTCCAGTTCCCCGCTCGATACCATCTTCTGGATGGCGGAATAGCTGTAACCGGATTCCTTAGCCGCCTCATCGATGGTCAGTGCCTCTAGCTCCCGCTCCCTGATGTGCGCCTCTAGCTGAGCACACATCGCCTCGATTACTTCGGCTACCGCTACTGCCCCATACTTCCGGAATGTGGCCGCATCTCTTCGCCAAACTTCCAAGATTTCCATTTCTACCCTCGCGTATGGTTCTATTAACTACCGCGAGACGTGGCGCGAGAGAACAGAATCACAGGAACCTTGCCCGGCGGGGATTCCGCTTCCCCCTTCCCCCCGCATCGGTAATGGCGATGATGCCTGCTTCGACCAGATCAGACATCGCGCGGCGGAACGTAGGGAGCGCCATACCGAGCTTCTTTGACATCGCATTGGCCAGGATGAATTCCCCCTTCCTGGCACTGTGATAACGACAGAGCGCGAGATAGAGCGCCATCGCGGATACGTTGCCCTCGATCCTGTCGTAAGCGTCCCTGTCGGATAGGAACGCATTACTACCTGTCGCCATGAGGGTGCCCGCCTCCCTGTATCCCCAGACAGTGCGCGCAATGCTCTGTACTTGCGCCTCCGGCAGAGGATCGGGCCATGCCCCATTGATGCCGCTCAGAATGTCGGCAAGATCCTCCATGCTGGACGCACCTTCCGCCGCATCCCTCGCCAGCCGAAAGAGCGTGTTATTCCGCTCACCGCGAACAGGGTATGCCGTACCCTTGGCGATGGTTTCTTCTGGCTTCTCAGTGTCATTCTGAGCGATCGGAAGGGCATCGGGGAGAATGGTAGGCAGGTACGGAATATCGGTAATCTTCCCCTCGATGAAGCTGTAACCGATAGAGCAGGGCACGACGGTATAACCGCCGATGCCGAGTACATCGATGGGAAGGTCTGGGATGGGCCTTATCTGCCGCCGCTCCCCATTACCTGTGTACCAGAGATGAATCCCCTTTCGGGTCTTTGACATGAGCGGGGTAGCGCCAAACCTGGCTATGGCCTCATCCACAAAAGCCATGTCATCCACATCGACAATCGTTACCGAGTCATTCAGTAATCCTATGTTGGCATCCGGGTACTTCCTTTCCCATTCGTTAGCTACGGAAATGACATCGCCCCTCCACGGTACAAGTGCCCGCTTACCCTCAAGCGGAATGGTGCGTAATCCTAGCTCCCGATACTGACTCGCAATGTGCATATGCTCCTCCTTCAGTAGCTGTCATCTCCGTATCATCAATAGGACAGATGTACGAGGGTGTGTGATACTTACTACTACTGCCCGCCGTTACTGCCGCTTCACCACTAAGTACCTTCGAGTCTCCCCGATCAGCAGAGGCCCCTCATATAGTTACCGCTTCCGACCCTCCCCGTAGAACATCCCTCCTGCCCTCTCTCTCTTCCATCCTGTAACTGGCTCCCCAACATCGGGGAGCCTTTTTTGATTCCGAACCCTTGTCGCGTACTTAGATGTGAAGGGAGGTACGCGATGGATGATGAAGAGTTGTTAGATATGCAGATAGATGTGTCGCGGATGCTGGCAAAGCTGAGTGATGAGAGGCAGAGGGATGCCGTGCTCATTGTGCTGAGCGGCCAGCGTCTCACTCACGCTCAGAGATACCATTACCGCCTAGCGGTGAAGCGGCTAGCGATGGATGTCGGTGCTGAGTGGACGTGTAGTTCATGCGGCAGGCCATATCCCCCAGATCACTTCCCGCATCTTCTTACCTGTACTAGGTGCACGGCAAAGCGGAGGATGCACCGTGCCCAATAAGCTGCCTACAGCATGCGCTCAGTGTGGCAAGGCACATTGCCAGCATCGCAACGCTCGCTCACAGGATGTGCGCCCATCGGCAGCACGGCGGGGATATGATCGTAGCTGGCGGAAGCTGAGAGCTTGGCACTTGGCGCAGCATCCCCTCTGCTTCTATTGCGCACAGGAAGGCCGCATCACCGCAGCTACGGAAGTACATCACTCGCTCTTCCCTGTCGCCACGCATCCAGAGCATCGGCTAGATGATACGCAGCTAGTCTCTGCCTGCCATCAGTGCCATATGCGCGAAGAGGCCAAGTTGCGGCAGGTGCACGCATGCTGACGTGCAGTGTTGAGGGATGCGAGAAGCCGCCCGTCAATCGGTATGGGGGCATGTGCCAGATGCACCAATGGCGCATGACGACCTACGGCACTCCGCATCGACCGTGCGAGCGTGAGGGATGCAGCAATCCCGCCGTAGAGGGGCGACGGCTATGCACTGAGCATGCGCCGCCTGGCATGCCATGGGATGATGTGATGCAGTACGAGCCTGCCGCGCGCAACGTGGCTGTAACGTGGGTGCGAAAGACGAACGGCGGCTATACCGATCAGTGGAGAGTAGACGACCTGACACACGATCTACTCTTGCATCTGCACTTGAACGCCGATCCCTCGCGCGCCAATGGACCCGTGGAGAATTACGTAATCGGCCTGCTGTGGAAGTCCGCCATCAGCATCCTGATAGATAGCCGCGCAGCGAGCGAAGAGCGGCGTACTGTGTTCTTCGATGACATCGCGGAAGGTATGGACCATTCCGTAATACTCGAATACTTCGGCGAGGATGTGCATGACTCCATCTGAGATGCGAGCGGCAATCGAGCGAGGCAAAGCACTCGCCGCATACAAGGGACTACTGGAGACAATCGCCCTCATCGATTTCCTCCATCCCAATGCCACCCGCGCGCAGATAATCAGGGCTGCGCAGTTCATGCTCAGAGAGTACCCATGCGACATCGGGTACAGCGATGATGAGTGAGGGAGGGGGCATCGACTCCTTGGAGGATGGGTGGGTAGACCGCTGGCCCAGACTTCTTTCTTTTGTCACGAGTTTATGAATCCTGTAACTGTTACAGCTTATGCGTGGTCCTAAACCCACACCTACCGCTACGCTCGCCCTACGTGGATCGTGGCGAGCCAAAACGAGAGATGGGGAGCCACAGCCAGAGGCAGCTATGGACCTGACGCCACCCAAGGGAATGAGAAAGGCCGCTAAGGATGTATGGCTTTCCCTCGCTCCCCAGCTTCAGGCATCGGGTCTACTGACTGTTGCCGACCTACCCACCTTTGCCCGGTATTGCCGCATGTATGTGGCGTGGCAAGCGGCTATGAAAGCCGTAGAGAAAGAGGGAAGCAGGGAGAACGTCCTAACCCTCGCCAAGCTGGATGAGATGCTTCGGAAGCTTGAGGCCAGCTTCGGGATGTCGCCATCGGACAGGACAGGCATCCGCGTAGAGAAGCCGAGCCAGAACGACAAGGGACGTTTCTTTGCCGCCTAGTGAATGGGCAGACCTGCTATCCCTGATCCCCGGCTATGACAGCATCTCGACAGCATCAGAGGGGGATTACTTCGACGAAGAGGCCGCGCAGTTCGCAATCGACTTCTTTGCGGAATGCCTCCAGTTCATAGAGGGAAGTAGAGCAGGGCAGCCCTTCCTACTGGAGCCATGGCAACAGGCCATCACTGCCGCTCTGTGGGGATGGAAGCGAGCGGATGGGACACGTCGGTATCGTGAGTGCCTCATCTACGTGCCCAGAAAGAACGGTAAGACTCCGTGGATGGCTGGCCTGATGATACTGGAGATGTTCACCAGCCATGAACCGGGGGCACAGCTATACAGTGCGGCAGCATCCCGCGACCAATCCGGACTACTCTTCCGCCACGCTTCCGGAATGATTCAGGCCGAGCCGGAGTTGGCGAAGCGAGCCAAGATATACCGCTCGCTGAAGTCCATCGAATACCAGCAAGAGAACGCAATCTTTAAGGCACTGGCCGCTGATGCCGGAACCCAGCACGGCCTTGGTGCCTCTTTCGTCGTAGTGGACGAGCTCCACGCCCACAGGGATGCAGAGCTTGTCCAGGTGCTCCAAACGAGCATGGCAGCTAGGGCACAACCCCTGATGCTCTACATCACTACTGCCGATTACGACCGTCCCAGCATCTGCAACACCAAATACGACTATGCCGTCAAGGTGCGGGATGGGCAATTGGACGATCCCGCCTTCCTGCCCTGCATATACGAGATTGCCGCCGATGACGATTGGAAAGACCCGAACGTATGGGCTAAGGCCAATCCTAACCTTGGCGTATCCGTCAACTACGCATACCTAGCGCGCGAGTGCCAAAGGGCACAGCAGGAACCCAGTTACGAGAACGTATTTAAGCGGCTCCATCTCAACTTGCGCACAGGGCAGGCAGAGCGATGGCTATCGGTGGAGGATTGGCAAGCGTGCGAAGCGGATGCATGGCCTGACCTATCCGCCGTGCCCTGCTACCTGGGGCTCGACCTATCCACCACCACCGACCTAACCGCGTGCGTAGCCGTCTGGCAGCTAGATGGCCTCTTGTACGTCAAGCCGCATTTCTGGCTTCCGTCTGCCAAGATCACAGCGAATAAGGACAAGGTGCCATACGACGTGTGGGCACGGCAGGGATGGGTAACGATCACGGAAGGGAACAGCATCGATTACGCCAAGATCCGAGCCGACATCAACGCATTGGCCGAGCAGTACCGGGTGCAAGAAGTACGAGCCGACCCGTTCAACGCTACGATGCTTTGTGGCCTGTTGGCGGATGAGGATGGGATACCTGTTACCTATGTGCGGCAAGGGTATCTGAGTCTCAACGCTCCGGCAAAAGAATTGGAGCGCGCCATAATCGCGCATCAGGTACAACACGACGGGAATCCCTGCCTCGCGTGGCAGTTCGGGCATGTGGCGATTGAGATGGACAGCGCGGGGAACATCAAGCCGAGCAAGGCCAAGAGCACAGAGCGCATCGACGGCATCGCAGCTACCATCAACGCCATATCGGGCATCCTCTCAGGGCCACAGCGTAGCGTCTATGAAGATCGTGGCCTCATTGCCGTCTAACGCTGCGATTCCGGCACCTTGCATAGGACTTAATAGGGAATACCCACATGGAGAGTAGATGGCGTTTCGCTGGCCCTGGCAGAAGAGAAGTCTAGAGAATCCCGCCACCAGTCTATCCGATCCGGATTACTGGCCTAACCTTGGCGTCATCTCTTCGCCATCCGGCCAGAGCGTTACCCCCGATTCTGCCCTTGGTGTACCGGCCATCTATGCGGCAGTGCGGCGTATCAGCGGCTCAATAGCTTCCCTGCCTCTCCACGTCTACCAGCGCACACCAGACGGAAAGCAAAAGGCAGTAGGGCATCCCGCATACCGGCTTCTACACGACAGATGGAACCCCGAGCTATCCAGCTTCGCATCCCGCGAATTGATGATGGCTCATTTGCTTCTGTACGGGGATGCCTTTTGCGAAGTGGAGCGGAACGGAGCAGGACAGGTAATTGGCCTCTGGCCGATTCATCCGATGAACGTGGCAGTGGAGCGGGTAAATGGCAGGAAGCAGTACCGGGTAGATGTTGGGGGCAGCCCTGTAATCCTGCCAGCGGAGAGCATCCTCCACGTACAAGGTTTCACGCTGGATGGCTTCCGTGGCCTCTACCCTATCAGCACAGCACGTAAGGCCATCGGACTAGCACAGGCCACAGATAGCTACGCATCGCAGTGGTTCAATGGTGGCGGACAGCCCGCAGGCGTATTGACGCATCCGGGCAAGCTTGGACCTGCCGCCACCAAGAACATTGCGGATAGCTGGCGCCAACGTGCCCTTTCCGACAGGCAGCGCATCGAAGTGCTAGAAGAGGGGATGAAGTATACCCCGCTTTCGATGTCGCCAGAGGAAAGCCAAGCGCTGGAATCCCGCCGTTTCACTGTGGCGGAAGTAGCACGGCTATTCCTGATCCCTCCGCACCTGTTGGCAGACTTGGACCGCGCGACGTTTTCAAACGTGGAACAGCAGAGCATCGAATATGTCCAGCACTGCCTCCTGCCTTGGTGCCGCCGCATCGAAAGCGAAATCACTTACCGGCTACTGGACGATGACCACTTCGCGGAGTTCTCCCTAGATGGCCTGATGCGAGGGGATAGCCAAAGCCGCGCCAGCTTCTACGCCACGATGACGGATAGGGGCATCCTCTCCATCAACGATGTACGTGCGATGGAGAACCTAAACCCGATACCGGGCGGGGATGTCCATTACGTGCCCCTGAACATGGCGCCATTGGGCACAGTGCCGAAGGATAACAAGAATGAGTGATTACGAAGTCAGGTACAGTACCGACATCCGCGCCAGCGACAGCGGCAGGCTCACAGGCTACGCCGCCGTATTCAATAGCCGTAGCGTGGACCTGGGCGGATTTGTAGAGGTCATCCGGCCCGGTGCCTTTGCCCGCTCCCTTCGCGAGTTCCCAGACGTGCTAGCACTCGTTGAGCACGACACCAACAGGGTACTTGCCCGCACCACCAACAGCACCTTGACCATCGCAGAGGATGAGCGGGGATTGAGGGTAGACATCGACCCAGCCAATACGAGCTACGCAAGGGACATCCTAGAGCTAGTACGGCGGGGCGATGTCTGGGGGATGTCGTTTCGATTCCGGCCATACCCCGGAGGTGCCTCGCTCGATACCAGCACATCCCCAGCACTTAGGACGCTCACCAGTGTCCAGCTATCGGAAGTCAGCATCGTTGTAAACCCGGCCTACCCGGCCACAGACGTAAGCGTGCGGCATGCTATCCAAGCGGCGCACGACAACCGCAAGGCAAAGCTTCGGCTAATTGCCGCACTGTAAGGAGTCCTGATTATGGATATTGAACAGCTTAGACGTGAGCGCGCAGAGGCAGTAGCGCGCGCAAAAGAGATTATGGAGCGTGCGGATGCTGAGTCTCGCAGCATGAACGATGAAGAGACAGCCAACTTCGACAAAGCAGTTAAGGCCGCAGAGGATGCCCGCTCGCAGATTGAGCGTATCGAGCGCCTTGGTGCTCTGGAGGTCGAGCAGAACGAGAGCAGAGGCCGTAGGACAGTGATTGATGGTACGCGCTCGATTGGTGCTGACATCAACGATGCTCTGCGCGGCTTCCTGCTTCGCGAGCCTACCGACGCGCAGCTTGCCGCTATGGAAGCTGTCGGCATCCGTGGCAATACCTTTACGTTTGCCTTTCGCAGCGATCCACTGCGCTCGCTTGGCGAGTACGAGCGGTGGCAGACTCGCGCACAGAGCACGGTAACGGATAACAAGGGTGGATACCTTGTGCCGGAATCGTTCAGCGGACAGGTGGAGCGCGCCATGTTGGCCTTTGGTGGCGTGCGTCAGGCCGCTTCGGTATTCCGCACCACTGGGGGCAATCCCCTTCCCTGGCCTACGGTAAACGACACTTCCACCAGCGGACGCATCCTTGCCGAGTCCGGGGCCGTTACTACCACTGACGCCACCTTCGGCAGTGTCAGCTTCGGTGCCTATAAGTTTTCGTCCGATGTCGTTTTAGTGCCCAATGAGTTGGTAGCCGACGCGGGCATCGCGCTAGATGAGCTTATTAGCTCGCTCCTCGCAGAGCGCATCGCACGGAAGCAGAACGCAGTGTTTACGCTCGGCACTGGAGAGAACGAGCCACAGGGCATCGTAACAGGTTCTACCCTTGGCGTCACTGCCGCCAGCGCTTCGGCTATCACGTTTGATGAGCTTCTGTCGCTCTACTTCAGCGTGGATGCCGCTTACCGTGCTAACGCCACCTTCATGCTCAATGACACTACCCTTGCCGCCGTCGCCAAGATCAAGGATGACGAGGGTAACAGCGTTTGGCTTAATGGCCTCGCCAACGGGATGCCCGCCACGATCCTCGGCAAGCCGTACATCGTGAACAATGATCTTGATGAGATCGCAGCCAGTGCCAAGGTGCTCCTGTTTGGCGACCTGAGTAAGTACAAGATCCGCGATGTGCGTGATGTTCAGATTCAGGTACTTCGCGAGCGCTACGCTGATAACGACCAGACCGCGTTTATCGGCTTCGCGCGCGCCGATGGAAAGGTGCTGGATGCGGGTACTCACCCCATTAAGCACCTGATCATGGATGATGGCGTCTAAGTCTTTTGGGATGTGGCTGGCCGCCGGTTTGCTCCTCGCCGGATCACGTTAATTGGTCAGCCCTTCCCATGATGCCTAGCTGTTTCGCTTCCTGTGACGGCTAGGCATCGCCTCCCTTAGTGAGCGTGTCCGGCCTGCTTTACCAAGGGCCGCATACCCTACCCTCCGGCAGGTTCGGGCACGTCTCACGGCTTCCCATACTGCTATGATCGTTTCCCTCGATGACATAAAGGCACATCTCCGCATCGTCGGCACCGATGATGATGCTCTCCTGACGCTCTACCAATGCGCCATAGAAGAGCACATCCAGCACCTAACCGGCGCGGACTACTCCACGGACGATATACCCTTTGCCATCAAGGCCGCAACGCTCTTGCTGATTGCCGACCTGTACGAGCATCGCACGGCTCAGGTAGAGGATGCCTTGTACGAGAACAAGGCCGCTCAGCTTCTCATCTATCCCCATAGGGTATGGGCATGAAGCCGGGGAAGCTGAGGCATCTGATAACGATAGAGCATCCCATTACGACGCAGAACGAGTATGGGGAGCCAATCACTACTTGGGGCACCTTCGCCATTGCCTACGCATCGCGCGAGGATTTGACAGGCCGCGAAGCCTATTACGCCAATGCGGGAAGGCAGGCAGCTACGATGCTTACCCGCTTCACGATGCGATACCTAGATGGCGTGGATGCCACGATGCGCATCGTATCCGATTCCGTGCTCTATGACATCCAGAGCATCGCAGACCCGGAGGGGAAGCGCGAACAGCTAACCATCCTCGCGGAGCGGCAAGATGGCTAGAAAGACTCGCACTACCTACCTAGAGGGTGCGGACCAGCTTGACGCAGCGCTCAAGCGTGTTGGCGATAGAGCTACGGGTATCCTCTTGCGCGAAGCAGTCCAGAAAGGTGCTGACATCGTAGCCGATGAGGCCAAGCGCCTAGCGCCAAAGGATACAGGTGCCCTCGCTTCCGGCATCCATGCTGAGATTACGACATCGAAGCAGGGCAAGGCCACGGCAGACATCAGCTACAACAAAAAGCAATGGTATGGTGGCTTGGTGGAAAAGGGCACCAAGAACAGTCCAGCCCAGCCATTCCTACGCCCTGCCTTTGACGCCACAGCAGATGAGGCAGAGAAAGTAGTAGCTGACTACCTATGGTCGGTACTGGATGGAGTGCTCTAATGGACGCAGCGCCAATCGTATTCTCGCGCATCAACGGAGCCACATCGGCAGAGAACAGGGTTTATCCGCTCTACCTGCCCCAAGACGTGAGCTACCCGTGCGTCTCGTATTTCCAGGTGTCAGCTACCCAAGTCCATACGATGGGGGATGGTGCCGACCTATGGCGGGTGAGGATGCAGGTGGACGTGTGGGGCACTACCTACGCCAGTGCCCGCACCTTGGCCGATGAAGTACGCGGCAAATTGCACAGGTGGCGAGGGGAACAGGGCAACGTGCGAGTGATTGACATCCTCTTCGATGATGAGGATACCCCACTAGACCCGGATATGATGACTTATCGAGTGTCCCAAGATTGGACGCTCCTACTTACGACAGTTCAGGAAGGATGATGGACAATGGCACTTACTCTTACTAACGCATACCTGAAGGTGGATGACATCGACCTATCGGGGGCAATGACGGATGTATCGCTCACCACCAGTGCGGATACCGTTGACGTTTCGACGATGGGCGGGGATGGATGGCGAGCCAATGAAGGGGGAGCCAAAACATGGTCGCTTGCCGCTTCCTTCATCAGCGACGATGGCTCGATTGATGAGCTATTCGCCAAGCTGGGTACAAAGGTATCCGTGGAAGTGCGCGCCAGCGCTGATGCAGTGAGTGAAGCCAACCCGGCTTACAAGAGCGATGGCGGAATCCTGAGCGAGTTCTCCCCCATCGATGGCAGTATGGGTGATGCAAAGAAGTACGCCATCACCATCGTCAGCGCGGGTGCTCTCACGATGGCTACTACGGCGGAGTAATGGCCTCGCTCAAGGAAGTAATCCTCGCTGCGAAGGATAGGCCAGTAAAGGCAGTGGAGGTGCCGGAATGGGGCACTACGGTTTACGTGTCGCGGCTTTCGGCAGGTGACAGGGTAGCACTCGCCAACCTGGCGCGGGATGAGTCTTTGGACCTAGCCGCTTATGCTATCCTCTTCATCTGCGATGCTGATGGTAACCGCATCTTCACTGCCGACGATCAGGAAGCGCTTTCCAACAAGAGCTATGAAGCATTGGAGCGCATCGTATCGGAAGGGATGGAGTTCAACGGCTTGGGGCCTGACTCCATCGACGAAGCAAAAAACGGATAACCGCTAGCTCCCTAGAGCGCTTCCTATTGGAGCTAGCGCGAGAGCTAGGAATGACTCGTACCCGCATGTTGCGAGAGATGTCATCCACGGAATTAACCGATTGGATGGCGCTCTATCAGATCGAGGGGCGAGAGGCAGAGCTAAGGGCATTGGAAGCTAGGGCCAATCAGGCACTAGCACGGCACAGGGCAGGTAAGTAGATGGCGAGCAAGTTACTGGGCAGTCTCCGCGTCAGACTCTTTGCGGAGACAGCAGATTTCAAACGCGGGATGGACGATGCGCGGAAGAGGGTAGACACCTTCGATAAGCGCATGAAGCGCTTCTCGCGTGAAGTTGGCCTCGCCCAGGTGCTTGCCTTCGGTGCCGTAGCTGCCGCCGTAAAGAAGAGCATCGACACGGCTAACGAGTACGACGCCAGCCAGAGGCAGCTAGCCGCTACTGCCAAGCTGTCGGGGGTATCGCTCGATTACCTACGTAGCATATCGCAGCAGGCAGAGAGTCAGTTCAAGCTAACGACGATGGCAGCCAACGGCTTTACCATTGAGCTATCCAAGCTTACGGCTAAAGCTGGCGACATCTCGCAAACGTCCAGCGCTCTTGCGGCATTCTTGGACATCGGTGCTGCCAGAGGATTGACATCTGCCCAGACGTTACAGGCAGTGAAGCAGGCCATCCTTGGCATCGATGAGGGAACCGATAAGCTGTTTAACGCCAATCCCTCTGTGCTCTACGCGCAATTCGCGAAGAGCATCGGCACGACGGCGGGTAAGCTTACCGATGCCCAGAAAGCACAGGCCATCCTTAACGCAGCCATCAGGGATGGTGCGAAGGTGCGCGGTGAATACCAGCGATACCTAACGAGCGCACAGGGGCAACAGGAATTACTTAACAACAGCTTGTCCAAGACGGCATCCACGCTAGGCCATGCCCTACAGCCTGTGCTTGTCGCAATCCTGCCCATCGTCACCAAGCTGTCGGATGCCCTAGCCTACGCGATTAACGCAATGGTGGCATGGGGCAGAGCACTAGGGGCCACCTTCAAACTGATCCCCGGATACATCCATGCCGTAGGGGTAGCGATGAAGGAAGGTCTACGAGCCGGAGAAAATGCGTGGAATCTTGCCGTAGATCAGTGGAAGCTAGACCTGCATGATATTCTGATTGGTGCTGGGGAAGTTTCCAACGCCCTTGGGAACATCGTTCCCCCACCTTCCAACAATCCACCACCACCATCCCCAACAGGCACCCAGTCAAAGTACGATGCGGCAGGGGAACGCAATGACATCCTCACTCAGGATGCCATTGAGCGTACCCGCATCTATGGCGATGCCGCGATAAAGAGACTTGGCACGGAAGCGAGCATAGCCGACAAGCTGCGCATCCAGCTTTCCATGATCGAGCAGATGTGGAATATCCAGCGCAACGCTATTCTCGCAGATACCCGGCTCACCGATGCAGAGCGTAGGAACGAGCTTCTACGTGTGGACCTGGAGCATGAGCGGGAAGGAATCCAAGCGAGGATAAACGCTCAGCTAGATGAAGAGCTAGCCAAACAGCAGGCCATCGCAGAGGCAGCACGACGCAGAAACGATGCTCTCAAAGCCGGAGCATCCGCCATCGTGGGCACCATCGCATCGGGCAACCCTAGTGCTTCCGCGATAGGTGCGGGTATCGGTACGGCCTTTTCTTGGGTGCCCGGCATTGGCCCCTTCCTGCCCGGTGTCGGAGCGTTCCTTGGTGGCCTCTTTGGCAAGGATGAGCGGGCAGATAACAACCCTCCCCCAATCGTGAAGGGACTAGCGGCTATCGAAAGAGCGCAGCGTGATACGATCACCACCATCAAGGCGCAAACCGATTCGCTGTTGAAGCCGGAAAACCGCTTCTTTAACCTGCCCTCCAACTTCCCCCTGCCCAGCTACAACCCCACAGGGGCCGTAACTGCCAACAATACCTACAGCCCCACCATCAACGTATCCCTGAACGTCAATGGGAATACCAGCAACATCACCCCCGATGACATCAGGCGCATCGCAGTAGACGGGATGACGGAAGCATTGTACCAATCCCGCCGTAACATGGTATGGAGTTAGAGCGATGCCCTTCCTGATCAGATACGACGTTGACGGCACGATGCGCGAGATCGAGCTAAACCCTGCCCCTTCGGATGTGGACTATCCGGAAGCGGAAGCGATGACCATCACCGCCAGCATCGAAGGGAATCCGATCATCCAGAGGCCGATGAGAGATGGCAGAGTACGGAAGTGGATCTTTCGGGGATGGGGTAAGGGAAGCGAGCCATACGAAACGCAGTGGAATACGCTCCAATCGCTCACATCGGGCCACAGAAGCCAGAACGGGCAAGACCCCTATGTCTACCTGTGGGAGGATGTATCTGGCGTCGGAGGGTTCGACAGGTACGACAGCGAGGGTAACAGAGTCTTTACCAGAGTCCGTATCGCTCAGGCCAACAGGGTGCCTCGCAATGGCGGGGGGCCAGTGAGGTACGACAGTACCCTAGAGTTCTACATAGCGGACGATACGTATACGAGCTTCTAGCGGTTTGGGACGTGGATGGGACGTGGTGATGCAGAAACCCTGCTAAATCCGACTTCTGGACTTAGCAGGGTTTTGCTCTAACTGCTTATCACTACTTCACATCTGCGAAACTGGCCTATGGTGGGGTACGCTTTCCAGGCGTGCGCCTTAAGCCACTCGGCCACCCATCCAAACGACGAAGGCGGGCGTCTGCCCGCCTTCGACTATCGATCATACAATGTTCCGGTAGTCCCGGAGAGCACCGACGCCGAGGGTTCTCTTGCTGCCCCCGCCGCCCGGCATCTCACGGACGGGGTGAGATTCGAACTCACGATACCGTTGCCGGTATGCCGGTTTTCGAGACCGGTGCCTTCAACCACTCGGCCACCCGTCCAACTTCAGCCGCGAAAGTTACCCAGCCACTGGTGGGGTGTCAACGGATTTCGCGCGACGACCGGCGAAGAACTCGGTGAGGAGAGCGCCGCACTCCGTCTCGAGAATCCCGCCCTTCACCTGCGGCCGGTGATTGAGTCGCGGGTGCCGCAGCAGATCCTCCACCGAGCCGGCCATCCCCGCCTTCTCATCCCACGCGCCGAAGACCACCCGCTCCAGGCGCGCCAGCACGAGAGCGCCGGCGCACATCGCGCACGGCTCGAGCGTCACGTAGAGGGTGCAGCCTCCCAGACGCCACTCGCCGCTCGCGCGCGAAGCTTCACGGACGGCCAGGACCTCGGCGTGCGCCGTGGCGTCGCCATCGGCCACCGTGCGGTTGGCCGCGGTGGCCAGGATCTCGCCGTCGCGCACGATCACGGCGCCCACGGGAACGTCGCCGCGCGCGAGCGCGCCGCGCGCCTCCTCGAGCGCGCGGCGCATCCAGTGTTCGTCTTCCGCCTCACGCCTCACGCGGCGCCGGCGGCGGCACCAGCCGCGGCGCCCGCTGCCGACTCGGCCTTCTCGAACTGCAGACCGCCCTCCGCCGCGCGCGTGACGACGATGTGATCGCCGTCGTGGAAGCGGCCCTCCAGCACCGCCATGGCGAGCGGGTTCTGGATGTGCTTCTGGATCGCCCGCTTCAGCGGCCGCGCGCCATACACCGGGTCGAAGCCCTCCTGCGCCAGCACCATCTTCGCCTCCGGCGTGATCTCTATCGCCAGATTCCGCTCGGCCAGGAGCCGCTCCATGCGCTGGAGCTGGATGTCCACGATCCGTCCGATCTGCTCCATCGCCAGCGGGTTGAAGACGATGATGTCGTCCACGCGGTTGAGGAACTCCGGCTTGAAGCTCTGCCGGAGCGCGTCCATCACCTTCTGCTCCGCCCGCGTCCAGTCGCTGGTGCCGTAATCCAGGATGTACTGGCCGCCGATGTTGGAGGTCATGATGATGACCGTGTTCCGGAAGTCCACCGTGCGCCCCCGGGAGTCGGTGAGCCGACCGTCATCGAGGATCTGCAGAAGGATGTTGAACACATCCGGGTGCGCTTTCTCGATCTCGTCGAAGAGCACCACCGAGTACGGGCGGCGGCGGATGGCCTCCGTGAGCTGGCCGCCTTCCTCGAAGCCCACGTACCCGGGCGGCGCGCCGATGAGCCGCGCCACGGCGTGCTTCTCCATGTACTCGGACATGTCTATCCGCACCATCGCCTGCTCGGAGTCGAAGAGGAACTCCGCGAGAGCGCGCGCGGTTTCCGTCTTCCCCACGCCGGTGGGGCCGAGGAAGATGAAGGAGCCGATCGGGCGGTTGGGATCCTGCAACCCCGCGCGCGAGCGACGCACCGCGTTCGCCACTGCGGTCACTGCCTGCTCCTGGCCGATGACGCGCGTGGCCAGCACGTCTTCGAGGCGCGTGAGCCGCTCGCGCTCGCCCTCCATCATGCGCGATACCGGAATGCCCGTCCAGCGCGCGACGATCTCGGCGATGTCGTCGGCGTCCACCTCCTCCTTCAGGAACTGCGAGCCGCTCAACTGCCGGCTGGCCATCTCGGCTTCCGCCGCGCGGCGCTCTTCCTCGAGCTTCGGGATGCGGCCGTACGCGATCTCGGCGGCCTTGCCGAGGTCGCCGGAGCGCTGCGCCTGATCCGCCTCCACGCGCGCCTGCTCGATCTGCTGCGTGATGGCGGCCACGCGTGTCAGCGTCTCCTTCTCGAGCTGCCACTGCGCTTTCATCCCCGAGGCGCGCTCGCGCAGCTCGGCGAGCTCGCGCTCCACGCCCTCGCGGCGCTCGATGGAAGCGGGATCCTTCTCCTTCTCCAGCGCGCGGCGCTCGATCTCGAGCTGGGTGATGCGGCGCTCCACCTCGTCGATCTCCTGCGGCATCGAGTCGATCTCGATGCGGATCCGCGAGGCGGCTTCGTCAACCAGGTCTATCGCCTTGTCGGGGAGGAAGCGGTCGCCGATGTAGCGGTTGGAGAGCGTGGCAGCGGCCACCACGGCGCCGTCGGTAATGCGCACGCCGTGGTGCGCCTCGTACTTCTCCTTGAGGCCGCGCAGGATGGCGATGGTGTCGTCCACCGTGGGCTCGCCCACGTACACCGGCTGGAAGCGGCGCTCCAGCGCGGCGTCCTTCTCGATGTGCTTGCGGTATTCGTCGAGAGTGGTGGCTCCCACCACGCGCAGCTCGCCGCGCGCGAGCATCGGCTTGAGCATGTTGCCGGCATCCATGGCACCCTCCGCGGCGCCGGCGCCCACGATGGTGTGCAACTCGTCGATGAACACCACGAAGCGTCCCTCGGCGGAGGTGATCTCCTTGAGGACCGCCTTGAGCCGCTCCTCGAACTCGCCGCGGAACTTGGCGCCGGCGATCAGAGCGCCCAGGTCGAGCGCCACGAGGCTCTTGTCCTTGAGGCTCTCGGGCACATCGCCGTTCACGATGCGCTGCGCGAGTCCCTCGACGATGGCCGTCTTCCCCACGCCCGGCTCGCCGATGAGCACCGGGTTGTTCTTGGTCCGCCGCGATAGCACCTGCACCACGCGCCGGATCTCCTCGTCGCGGCCGATCACCGGGTCGAGCTTTCCGGAGCGGGCGGCGGCTGTGAGGTCGCGCGTGAAGCGCTCGAGCGCCTGGTACTGGGTCTCGGGGTTCTGATCGGTGACGCGATGCGCACCACGCACGCTGCGCAGCGCCTCGGTGAGCGCCTGGCTCGTGGCGCCCACGGCATCCAGGATCTCACGCGTCTCGGTGCCCCGCACGGAAGCGAGCCCCATGAGAAGGTGCTCCGTGGACACGTATTCATCCTTGAGCTTCCGCGCCTCGGCCTCGGCGGCATCGAGTACCTGGTTCAGCTCGCGCGAGATCGAGGGCTGCGCACCACCAGTCTGGCGCGGATAGCGCTCGATCTGGCGCTCCACGCGCGCCGTGACATCGGAGATGTTGGCGCCCACCTTGTGCAGCAGCGGGATGACGATCCCCTCCTGTTGACCGAGGAGAGCCAGGAGGAGATGACCATCGTAGACCAGGGGGTTGCCATTGCGGCGAGCAATGGAAGAGGCCTCGTTGAGCGCCTCGGCGGCCTTGACGGTGAGTCTATCGGGGTTGATCATCGCTGTTCACGACCTGATAAAGTACCTTATCACTATACGCGTAAGTGCTTACATAAATACGAAGTATTCGATTTCCCATCGGGCAAGTTCGATACCGCGTTTTTCTGCCATGGAGTCAGACATCGCTGCCTCGCTGGCCATGTCGGGAGCGACCAGGCTCAAAATGCTGCCGGGTTGCCAGACCGGGCAGCGGAAAGCAGCATGGTTGACTCGGCCATAGCGAGGCTCTACCCTTGCCCACCATGTTCGGAGCCAGGAGTGCCATCATCGCGCTGGGCGCGTTGCTCGGACTGGGCGCGCCCGCCGCGTGCAGAAGCTCGGCCGAGCCAGTCGCCGCCGACGACACGCTCTTCGTCCACACGATGGGAGAGCTCCGCAGGATCAAGGCCGATCCTGCGCTCGACAGCGCGGCCCGCGACTCCGCGCGCGAGGCCACGCTGCGCACGCACGGCGTGAGCGCCGAGGAGCTGGAAGAGATGGCGCGCGAGCTGGCGCGGGATCCGAAGCGCGCGCTCGACGACTGGCGCGAGATCGAGCGGATCTCCGCGCAGAATCCCGCCATCCGCCAACGGGACTCCGCCGACAGCGGCGTACAGCGCTGAGATGACGAGCGCGGCATGGCCCGATCGGGCCATGCCGCGCCTGCACGGACGACGAAGTCGTTCGTCATCGCATGACTATCATCTTCTTCCCTATCGAGCGTCCATCCACCTCCAGCAGGTAGATGTACACCCCGGATGGCACCTCCTGAGAGGTGTTCATCTGCTTGCCGTCCCAGTACGCGGTGTACGTGCCACACGACAGGGTGACGTTCACCACGGGTTGGCCCTCTCCGCCCCCACCACCAGACTTCAACACCGGGATCGCGACGAGCTGCGCGAGAACGTTGTAGATGCGCAGCGTGACCTTGTGTTGTCGGCCGCCATCGGCCGTGCAACCTGGCGGATCCCCGATGGTGAAAGGGATCGTCGTGGCCGGGTTGAATGGGTTGGGGTAGTTCTGTCCGAGCTGCACCCCCGAGCTGCGCTCCGCCGCCGGCGGAGGGTTTGGCACGCCCTGCGCCATCGCGACTTTCGGCACGAGCGAGCCCAGGGCGAGCACGAAAAACAGCGCCGCCCAACGGTGCTTCATGTGCCTTCCTCGACAGACGCAAAATGGTGCTAGATAAACTCCTTTACAAAAATGTATACAACTACGACCTCTCGG